TACATCGTCATCTATCTCAAAGTTGTTGCCTGTATCCTCGGTCCCAGTTTCTATTGGTGCTCCATCTGAATTTACTTCGATAGTTGCCTCAACATCACCTTTATTACCTTCATCGATACCAGCAGCATCTATTAATTCTTGCTCTACTTCTGCAACTGATTTCTCTTCGAAATCAACTACACGCATTTTTAACTCACTCATTATATTAGATTTAATTTGTTACAAAATTAATCAAAAATTAAATACCCTTATTTTAAGAGCCTTTCACCCATTTTTGATTGTTAGGTTGTGCAGTTTTTGATGGGGCCCATTTCGTTTTTGCGCTCCAAAACGCTGCCGACATTTTACCCTTTGCTATATTCTTTGCGTGTCTGCTTTCGAATGCTTTACGTTGTCCGGCAGTCTGATTAGTCTTTACACCTTGTTGGCCGAAATGTATTACCTTATACTTTCCACCTTCTGAAGCCATAACTACATGGCTCTTTTTAGGATTACTTGGAGTCCTCTTAGGTTTATTAACACCAGTTAACCCAAGTTCCTTCATTTTGTTTTTTACTCTTTCTGGTACTGCCATATTATGCGTAAACTAAATTTGTTTTATTCTTTCTATTTCCTGTAAGATATCCTTTTAATGTACTTTGATTAATATTATATGCTTCAGCTGCTTCTCTTGAGCAACCATGAAATATGCCACTATCTAAATTCAATATTATTTTTGATAATTTATTTTTATCTCCTCTGCATGAAATCTTTCTTTTATCTAATACATGTTGTGGTATTTTTCTTCCTGTTAATGCTTCAGATATTTTCTTTTTTGTTTCTTCTGATGCTATTCTTCCGGTATTAGCTAATATTATCTTTTTAATTGTTTCTTCACTTAATTTTCTTCCTAATTGTGCTTTTGATATTTTTTGTTTAGTTTCTTCTGTATGTTTACAACCTTTAAATATTAAACTTAATTTTTTCTTTGTTTGTTCAGAATGTTTTTTACCTAACATGTTTTTATTGCCATATTTAGATTTATTTATTCTTTCTAAAATATCTTTTTTAAATATTAATGGTAAATCAGATGTTGAAGTTAATAAACAATTAAGTCCATTTTCTCCTATAACATCATAGTATTCTTGCCAATATCTTTCTCTTTCATTTGACATCAATGAATCACATTCTTCTATTATTTCTATTATATGATTTTCAAATCCATATTTATTGAATGATCTATAAAGCCTTTTTTGACTTTTACATTGATTTTTACTATAAGAATAAAATCTCTTTTTAGTACATTTAGTTTGTCCTATATATATCCTTCCTGTTGGAGATGTTATTTTATATATGTAATATATCATCTTGGCTCAAACTCAGATAAATCAAAATCATCAAGCGAATCATTATTTGACTCGAAGTTTATCGGAGGAAGATTGTTCTTACGTTGATCAATAAGCTTACTCTGACGATCTGCCTGTAGATCTACACGCTTGTCTTTAGCTTGCTCCTTCTTATCCTCACGCTTCATCAGTGACTCTGTTTCTATTCCTTTAAGTTGCATATTGTATTGGAACTCCATAGCCATAAGTTCTTTCTTACTCGCAACCTCATACTGCATCTTCTGAATCTCGAACTGTGCCTCAGCCTCCTTGATAGCAATCTTAGACTGTGCCTCGATCTGTGCTGTTTGTTGTTTTTGTTGAGCAGCTGCAGCTTGTGACTGCATGTTGATCTGCATCTGATATTGCTGCTGCATATCCTCACGATCTTGCATCTGCTTAGTCTTCTTCTTACGCTTGATCTTAAGCATCTCGTTAGCCAACTTAAGATTCTTAATCATTCGAATATCGATAGCATCCTCAAGATCGATCTGTTGTTGCTGTAGAGACATCTGTATGTTAGCCTCAAGCTGTGCCTTCTCTTCTTGATCTGGTTCTACCTCGATGAAGATACCGAACGAGTGAAGGTATAGGTTCTTAATGTCATTAAGTATAGCTACATTGTACTTACCTATCTGCATTGCAAACTCTTCTGCAAAATCAGAATACTGTAGAATGTCAGCTATTCTAAGAGATATGCATGTAGCCAATCTTCTTGTTATTGCCAATCCTCCATTAAGTATATGCTTAGTAGCTGTATTACTATTTAGTGCGGCCAACTTCTGAAGACCTACCAATGAGTTAGGATCAGGAGTAGAAGCATCTCTCGCTTCGTTTAATCCGGTCACATCTCTAATCATATTCAACTGATAGTTGTATGTATTAATTAAAGACTGTATCTTATTAGCTGCAGATGAGCTATTTAATTCTTGAATTGGAACACGAGCATTATTAAACTCACCATCTCCAGTATAGCTACGTCCAACGACACTACCCGTTTGGAAGTATAGTCTCAATGCATCCTCTGGGCTGTATGCAGCTCCATTACCAAGATCAACCTCGCTAATACCGTCAGCATCCAAGAATACCCCATCAGGAACTATTTTAGAAAGTACCTGCTGTAGTTTTAAATGTGTCAGCTGTATCTGGTCCGCAAAAGGAATCATTCGTTTAACCAATGACTCGATACGACCTTTGTACATTCTTGGAGCATTTATTACGTAGGTTGATAATGCCTTTTGACTTGGAGCTTCTGGACGAACCATGTTCTTAGCCAACTCCCATTTAAGCATGATGTTGGTACCAAGAACTACAGCACCTTCGTACCATACCTCTTTTCTTGACTCTACTTTTTCGAAACGCTCCTCTGTATCTTGTGGAGGATTAAATGTATCATCTCTTGGTATTACTCTCTCTCCTCCGTTATCTAAGAACTTCTTCTTCCATACGAAGTTTCTCTCACTCTTATAGTTGAAGAACAATACAGAAACAACCTCTGTATTGAATGTATCCTGTTGGAACTGATTAATTATTGGGAAGTATGCATACCATGAACTACCAACAGCTTGAATCTGTTTAAGTTCTTCCTCCGTAATATCTGGTTTAATTTTGCGAAGTTCTGTATAGTGCATTTGCTTAACCTCGCCAATGTAATAGATATCTGAGAAGTCATTCTTCTCTGTATAGCTATAAACTACATTAGCTGGATCTACATACTCAACCTTTAATCCTGCTCCAGGCATGAAGCTATGCTTAGCCATACCAATACCGATAGTAGTGATATCATAGTCGATCATTGGCTTAATAACCTGCTCGTACTCATTCATGTCGAATATAGTATTGATAGCTACCTCTTCAGCTATCTCTACACTCGGCTTGAACTTAAGCTGCATGTATAATGACAACTCCTCGTCAGTCTCTGGTACATCCTCCTCTGGCACGTTGAATGCATCAATACCAGACTCGTCTTTTACTTGCTTTAAGAAATCCTTTGCTGCCATGTCAGCCTCAACCATATCCTGGAAGATATTTCTCTCCTCAGCAGTTGATACATCCTGTGACTCAGCTTTAATAGCATAAAGCCTATCGTTCATACCGTTAACAACGATATCAACAAACTTAGGTATGATTGGAACAATAGACCAGTCTAAGTTAAGGTATGACAAGTCACCATCAACTGCCATCCCGTTCTTGTATTTCTGAACAGACTGTTCACCTCTTGCATATAGTCTTAGTATATGGAAGTCATGTGCCTGATCATAGTATCTACAAGATGCTCCACGAACTCTCCTAAACCATTCTCCCTCAATAGCTTTTCCTACTGATAGTCCATATTTTAGTGTAGCTTTTTCAGCGTCAGAAGCAAATTGATTTGGAAATGGTGTTGCAGCTATAACTACAGATGATTTATCATTCATACTTTTTCAGTTGACTTGTGTTGCCAGTATTGTCATATCTTGCAAAATTAAACATAATTTTTGATTTTTGCTCAACCTGCTTGTATAGGAACTCCTTAGTGGCCATAATTGCAAGACCTGAACTAATCGAGGCATCATGCTTTGTACGATTGTTTATATCGAACTTAGCCCAGTCTTCAAGTGTTCTTGTAAAATACATTGTACCCATCTCTTCCGGATCTCTGTATGTACCCTCTGAATCAAACCCTACGTTCTCTTCGATATAAGTGCCTATTCCTGATGCGTGAGCCTGTTTAACGTCCTCAGATGAGTTAGGTATACCGCCAAGCTCTAACTCTGTCTTAGATAGCTTAGATTGATGCCTATCGGGCCTATTAAGCGAGAATGCTCTGTATCCTCTATTCTTGAAATGATAAAGTAGCCTAGTCTTGTTGTTCTCTATAAGTATCGGCATTCCATAAAAACAACATGCCATAAGAACGTCCTCAAAGAATATCTCTGCTGTCTGTGTTCTTGTTATATACTCAAGAAAGAACTGATTGGCAGGAGCTGCTGGATCCATATGGAACTTAGTCTTACCATGTAAAGCACCGTTTGATCCTCCTCCTCCAACTACTCCTGATATATCATATGGATCACATCCAAATGCTCCCAAGTGTTTATTTCCTGGCATCTTCTTTCCAGTTCTATCTTTCTGAACATTATTACGTATCCCTGTCGGTGGTAACCACGATACTATGAATCGTCCGTTTCTCTCAGGAGTCCATACAACCTCAGAGTCCTCAACTCCATTCTTCCATGAGAAGTTACCTCTCGTTAGGAATTTCTCCTGCACTAGAGAGTCGTTATAGTCGATTTGCTGATATATCTTTGTTAGGTTGTACAATGACTGCTTAGACTCATCTCTGAATGCGTGAGAGGTCGTTCTAGGGAACTGTCTATAGAACTCATTGAGTGCGTCTGAATCATTCTTCAACGACGCAACCTCATTATTCCAATACGTAATTACACCCATCTTAATTGGACGACCATCAATACCAATTACTGGAGTCTTTGGATCTTCGAATACTGGCATACCGTAATCGT